TTGTTGAAATTCAGTATCATCGATGGCGCAAGGCCATTGCGGACATTGTTCACATGGTAGTTTGCGATCTCAGATTCAAGTTCAGCATATTGAAGGCCGCCTTGATAGTCCACAGGTGTGAAGTAGGTTGACCCGGCTGAATATTGGTCCACACACATGATGGCCACAGGATCGGCTTCAGACTGAAATCCATAGGCCGGAAAGTATTGTGGTTTGTACCCACGCTTGTCGGCCTTGCTCCAATCATTGCTGAAGTAGTAGCCTTCAATCTCACCATCTTCGTTCATCACACAGGGCCGCAAGGAATTGCGCTCAATGTGACACACCTGTTTCAACTCACCATCCTCATACAGCACTTGGAAGGCCGCATGGCCGAATAACTTGAGGTCATGGCACACACGCCTCACATCCTCATCAAGAAAGGTGCTGACAAACCACGCATATGATTCCACATCCGTTTTCAGCATGTTGACATACAGGCCGTTGCCAAATATCAGATCGCTGATGCCCTGTATGGCAGCATTGTTCGTTGGACTGCTGTGATACAGATCGATGAGGTGTGAGTAGAACGAATCACCTTGGCCGTACTGCACCCAACCTTTCTTTGGCACTTCCGTGACCTGTGGTGAGGTGTAGCTTGATAGCTGAATGACCCTGTGCGCTTGTTTGCTCATGGCACTATCCAATTTCTGCTCGGCTTGGCCGGTTGTGACATCGGCTGCCGATCGTATATGTTATGCTTGATACCTGTGGGCTGATCCGTGCAGTACAACTTCAGTTGACATACGGACGCTCTCAGAAGGCCCTCATCATACGCCCTGTCTGTGAAGTCCTGTGCGGACCGCAATGTGTAGCCTGTTTCTTGCCTGTTGTCCCTTTCATACAGCTGTGTAAGTGAACCCTCAAGCAACAGAACATCGAACATGCGCACATAATACATTCGGCTCTCAGTCAAGTTCTCAAAGGTCCTTGACAATGTGTAGAACGATCCGGATGGTGTTGGTGTGGTGTCAATGTTCAAGGTCACAGCATCCGTTTGCTCATCGATTAACCACCAAAAAATGTACCCACCACTGATGGGCCGTGGGTGAAATTTGAAGGTCAAAGCGGATGAAGTTGGCACAATATCCATGTTTCAAATGTACGCAATTTCATGTCCTTCGACACAGATCGCAAAATGGCTCAGAAGGTCCTTTTTTTGCGTTCTAAGAGTGTTTTGCGCTTCGCTCATATAAGTAGTCAACACAAATTAGATCGTTGAATTGTTGGCCCGGACAGCAATACCGCACCACTCAGAAAATTTACAGGGCCTTTTGCCGACAGCTGTGATTTTTGAGTTTTGCGCATTGCGCAGAAGGCACTTTTTTTTGTTTCTAAGGCACTATTGCTCCGCTCTTGTAACCTATGTCAACACAAAGACAATCGTTGAAACGACAATAAATACAGGCACTCCCGCACCATTTCGCCCTTTGCGCCTACCACCATAAAAAAGGGCCGCAAAAAGCAGCCCTTGAATCATGTTATTGTCGGTCCGTTATGATGGAATGGCCGGGGTGATCGTGCCCAACAAGGTGTCTAAATTCCCTGTCAAGTATTTGGGCAGTGAACGCTCAGTTGCGGTGAAGTCCAAAGTGTAGCCATACAGATCGCTCATGGCCGCTCCTGTGACCATCGTTCCACCTGTCAACTCACATCCGTACTCATGGCCCACGATCCACTGATTGTCGTTGTTGTCAACCACGATGATGATTGGTCGGCCCTTGGCCATTGCCACGATCTCCTTGTTGTCGGCTGCGGACAACTTCTTGAAGGTCAATGACAGGCTTGTGGTGAACACAGTTGTGCCATTCTCACGGCTTGAGGCCATGTTTGAGGTGAAGGACGATGCCATGCGCACCTCAAATCGGAAGGCATCAAGCAATGTTGTTCCATCTGCGGCAGTCAAGGCAGTGTATTCCTCGTCATTGCTTCCATCGGGCGTGTAGACGATGCCCGATTGAAAGTTGATCATGTACACCTCTTTGATTCCACCAACGGAATCTTTGCACGGCTCAGTACGCCCGGCTGCTATTGAACAACTCATGTGATTTACGTTGGGATGACGATTCCATCAGTGACGATCTCATCTTTGAACGCCACCTGTGTTCCGGCTGTGAAGCGCATGATCACACGATAGTTCTGCGATCCATCAATGTCGGCCATGTCTATGACACGCACTTCGTTCCAATCATTCATCAGCCCTGTTCCGAAGTACAGGTTTGACTTGTATGTCAGCACCATTGTTGAGGCTGTCATTCCGGGACACATTACAAGGTCAACACCATCGAAATTCAACGGCTTGACACCTGTTGGTCCTTGATCTTGGAATCCGGCAGCACCCACACCTCCGGATGCGAATCCACCAAGCACACGCATGTATGCCTTGGCCACGTTTGGCGCAACGTAGAAACGCAAATCCTGTTTGCCATACACCTCGTTGGGCAGCACATCAAGCATTGCTCCAAGTCGTGTCAGCACATTCGCTGATGTCACGGCTGATACTGCGGTGCTGTTGAGATTCAGCGCAGTTGCGTTGCCTGTTCCGATCGCAGTGACAAGCTGTGGCATCAAGCCCTTGAATGTTCCGGTCGTTCCCGCTCCGGTCCACACATAGCCTTCTGCCTCTTCAGCCACCTTCTCAGCAGTCAAAGTCAGCAAGTAGTCAGTGAAGTTCGATGGCATCTCATGGAATGCGCTGAAGCCCATTTCCAAAGCCTCCCATCCATCAACAATGTCTTTCTTACAAAGCTGAAGGTTGACTTGCAGTTCCTTGGGCTCAAGGATCATCTCAGTCAACGTCACACTGCTGTTGTCAGTGAACGCACAGGTTGCATCGCTGATCACGCCTCCAAGGGCCATCTTGCCAACCACCTTCTTGTAGCGGACATTGGGCTCAATCGTGACTTCTTCATTGCCGAGTGTTGTTCCACTCAACAGGGCAGCACTGATGTACTTTCCGGCATGTTCTCCGGCAAAGGTGCTGCTGCTGTTATCAAAGGTAGTTGCCATTGTTCTTAATTAAAGTTGTTTATGATTCTTGCGGCTCTGTTTCTGATAGCGTTGTGCCCTTTTGGGTAGTTGCCCGACAGATTCACTGCCTGTTGGCTCTCACCTTCCGGGTTGGGCTTGATCTTTGTCAGCTTCTTTTGCGCTGACATTTTCTCTTCATCCTTCTTTTTGCCATACCCGGCCTCAATTTCTTCTTTGAGGGCAGTCATTTTCTCGTCAATGGCTTGATCGATGTAGCGCAGAATTTCATCCTTGCCCATCTCTTCTTTCTGCTCTTCCAACTGAGGCTGCTCAACAGCTTCTGCCTCAACCTCCGCAGTTGGCTCTTGCTTTGGCTCTTCAGCCTCTTCTTGCTTCTCAAGTTCGGGCTGTTGTGCCTCAACTTCTTCTTCTTCAGCCTCACCGCCTGTGCGAATCTCCTCAATGTTTCCATCCTCATTCACCACAAGCACCTCACCACCTTCCAACTCATATTCGCCCTGTGGCAATGGCATCTTCTCACCATCTTCACTCACCACAAATACAGGTTGTCCGGGTTCAAAGGCTTCTGCTTCGATCTGAGCACCCTCCTTCAGAGTGGCTGATGCCAACTCTGCTTCCACTTGCTTCCGCAATGGCTGCTTCAGTTTACTCAGCACGGTGTTGATGATTGACATATCAGTTCGCTTATTGAGGCAAATTTATGGCCTTCACTTTTCTTGTGGCCATAGGCTTGACCACTTTTGTCAACACCTTTGACATTTTTCCTTCATTTTTCTCTTGGAATTTATCCAAGAAACGGCCCTCAATGCTGAATCCATTGAGCATTCCGGTCTTGATAGCCCCTTCCCACATGTCGTTGTCGTGTACCCTCATTGTAATGGCCCATGTGCCTTTGGGTAGTGACAGGCCGTACAAGGCTGTTTTGTCCTTGTCCGAATCTTCAACGATCCACGATTCAACCACTGATGCCGCCCTTGTTGGCAGTTCGTGTTCTACATTGACCTCATTCTGTCGGCCCTGTTGTATGTACAACTCTGCTGTCTTGCGGATCGTTCCTTGAGTGAAGTAGATGTAAAACTCATCATTGTCTTGGTTGCGATAAATCAACTTGTTTGGGATGAGCGCAGCCCCGACAAGCAGCCGTTGCTCTTCATCGGCCACAGCCAACTGAATGTTGTTCCCGGAAAGGGCAATGAAGTCTGATTCAATGGCCGGTTGGCTGACAAGCGCAATGGCTGTGACTGCCAAACCCTCTTCTTGATCAAATACAAGTTCTTTGATTCTCATGAATTTCCATTTATTGGTCCAATACCTTGATTGAGCAGATAGCCTTCACAGCAGTCCCTGTGATATGTGTTGTCCTCACATAGACAGGCACGGCTGCCACCCTTGGGCGCAGATCGGCTTGGTGTGTTGTGCGATCCGGTTGCTTGTGCTTTGGTTCGTCTGATTAACGGCATGGCGTAAAATTACACATCATTTTTTTGCGTTCTAAGCAACGATTGCCGTGTTGTGTGATATAGTTATCATCCGGCATACAATCGTTGTTCTCCGGTGTTATTCGGTCAGTTCTCCAAGTTCTCTCAGCTTGTTGCGTGACCACCCTAAGGCAGCCTTGCCACCCCACAACAGATACGATATTGTGCCACAAGCCTTGGTATCATTCGGGTCATAGTTCTCTTCATGGCGTGACAGGAATGAGTACATGCGTTTGATCGTTTCAATGCTGACAGGCCGTCCGGCCTCAAGATCGGCTGCACGTTTTTTCCCTGTTGCTGTCGCACACTTGTTGCCCACCTTCTCATTCAGCACACGCCCACGCTTTGCGTTGTTGCGCACACTCTTTGGGTAGTCCCGGAATGATTGGAAGATGGTCTTGATTCGCCTTGTTTTCATTTCACTTGTCCGTTTTCAATTCGGAAGTTGTCAACCCGGAATGACTTATCATCATTGATTTCCAAGATCGCACCCCCATGATTCCACTTGGTGTATGCGAATGGCCTGTATGATGGGTTGAGTTCACAAAAGCATCCGGTTGAATAGGTCACATGATGATCGCCATTCAAGTTGCCTTCATGGTGCTCCGATGTTTGGTGCATATGCCCGGCCAACACGTTGTACTTGGCCCTCAGATACAAACCCCTTGCCGGGTTCACAGGGCTGAATACCGATTCACCAAACTCATGGCCGTGTACTATCATCATGTTCCCGGCCTCAATCAAGGTCCGATCGTTGACATACTTGAT